TCCATCAGGTAGTCCGACACCACGTAGTCCTCGGCGCTGCTCTTGGTCACCCCGTAGGGCGTCGTCATCACCGCGCGCTTCACTGCCTTGCGGCTGATGCCGTGCTGGAGCCAGCGGAAGCGGATCGACTCCTGCTCCGTCGTGAGGTCCTTGAGTTGGCGCAACCTCACCAAAGCGGCGTCCGCCACCCGCTGGTAGATGTCCTGCATCACCGCGTTGTCCGTCAAATTCGTGGCCTCGCCACCAATCTCGTCCCGCAGGAGTGCTGAGAGATTCTGCAAGCCGTTGCAACTGCCGTCCATCGAGATTGGCAAGTGCGAGACGAAGCTGCCCGTAGTGTCCTGCACCCAGTCCCGGTACTCCATAGCCCACGCCAGGAACTGGAGGGGCTTGTCCGCTTGCTTCCACCCGTCGTTGTTGATCGGGTCCTGGGCGAACGAGAGGATCAGGTCCTGACGAGCCACGACCCAGGCATGCCGCTCCTCCAGCGTGGCCTTGTCGAAGCCCCACTTGTTCGCCCCCTGGACGTGGAACCACCGCACGCTCTGGGGAGATTCGAGCGGAAGCCCCTCGGAGAAACGCAACATCGCGCGTTGTAGGTCCGAACCCTGCGGATTCAACCCATAGGTCATAGGGTACAGTCGTCCCCGGCTGTCCGCGAAGTAGACGAAGTAGATAGCAGGGCTCGCCTTGAACATATCGGCGGACCGCGTCGCCGAGTAGAACCTGCCATAGCGTGTGCCCATGAGCTTTCGCTGGGTGTGCCACTCGGCCATCTGTCGCTTCCATCGCTTGAACTCCGCGTGCTGCGCTTCCGTCAGCGTCGCCTTGTCGGTCTCCTTGGTCAGCCATTGGGGGCTCTCCGGTTTGGGTAAGGAATTCATGGACACGATTTCCTTGGTGCCCTTGCCATCGGCAGCCACCGCCAGCACCACATCGAGGATGCGGGTGTTGACCTGCCACGCCGTCTTCTGCAAGGCGTTCACGGCCTCTAGGACGACGGGCATCTGTGCCTCGCTGTACATCTGTCGCGCGCTCGCCGTGGCGTGCACGAGGTGCCGGTGCCCACGGATCAACTCGCGGGTGTAGAACCCGCCGTCGCTCGGTGTCACCCAGTCACGGGGAGGGATCACGCACGGGCCGTAGACGGGCATGCTGATGGCGGTGTACGCCTTCGAGTCGTTGATCTGATCGACCACGCCCTCGGCCAGCATGACGGGCTTGTACCCGGTCTTCGGTGGCCGGCCGGGCCGCTGCTTGAGCACAGCAGCCGGGCCAATCTCGATGAGGCCGATGACCTCCATCATGCCCAGCAGGTACAGGCCCACTTGGTCCCGCGCACCCACCGGCCACTCGATCACCTCGACGCCGGCCTTCGCGGCCTGCATCTTCATGACGGTCATGCGGTGCCGCGCGTCCTTCGAGAGCCTGCGGCCCAGGTCGTTGGCGAGCGTGTGGTATAGCTCGGGCTGAGCCTCCTCGATCTGTGCGAGCACTAGCTCGCTGTGGATCGTCTTGCCCAGGGCGTACCCCAGGTTCCGATGGTGCGTGTCCCCCGTGGTGAGCAGGGTGTTCATCGCAGTGCGGACGGCCAGGAAGGCGACGGCATCGGGGTCGAGGCCGGCGAGCAGCTTGGCGTGGGCGTACCGCGCGCCCCGGCGCTCCGGGTCAATCTCGGCCCGGATGGCAGCCGCGAGCGGAAGCACGAAGTCGTTGAAGACTCCCTTGGCGTACGGGTTCTGGTGGGCGTTGCCGCCCTCCTCCGCCTTCGCCATCATCGCTTCCGCGCGCTTGATGCCGCCGTAGTACATGGTCGCCTCAACCGCCTCTTGGTCGGCGAGGGTGGCGGTCACTTGCCGGCGACTACCGTCTCGACGTACTTGCCGTCGCGGTTGAAGACGTGGGACACCTTGCCCACGATGATGCTGGCGGTGTTCGCCTTGTGGTCCAGGAGGTACGTCGCCTTCATGCCGGCGATGGAGCGCACTGCGTCCCACAGGATGTTGAATTCACGATCAGCCATAGATTTTCTCCGTTGCGTGTAGCGCGTTGCTGACGACCGTCACTAGGTCGTCGAGGTAGATGGCGGGGCCTCTCGGCATGGTGTCAGCGATGCGGGCGTAGAGGTCCGCACGCTTCTCGTCGGACCAGTTGTTGGCGTCCCCGATTCTGATGAGGGTCTCGTAGGCGGCCTCCTCCATGTCCGACACCGCTACCTTGGTGCTGGCGATGGTGAGGGCCACCTCGTATGCTTGCGGGTGTCGGATCATACGCGGCTCGACCACTCGTCGCCCTTGTGGTGCTCGGGGTAGAGCAGCCTGTCGATCGGTTCACCGAAGATGATGAGCATCATCAGGGCCGCGACCGCACCGATTAGTGCGTAGTCAGTGATGAGGGTCACGATGAGGAAGGTGACCAGGAATACCAGGAGCCACTTCATCCGGTCGTCCGGTTCAGGTCTTCGAGTTCCCGGGCGAGCTTCTCGGCCAGGAACATCGCGTTCGTGGCGATGTGGAACGCTTCGAGCAACTGGGTCTCCTTGTCCACTGAGTACCGACCCTGCTTGTTCATGCTGGTCTGGTGCCGGAGCATCGCGCCCTGGTAGCGGTTGAAGAAGTTGTCCACGTTGAGCCAGGACCCCGGCTCGTACGGGGGCTGCTTCTGCGTGACGGCCCAGGTCAGGACCTTGGCGACGCCCTCGATGGCTCGGGGCAGATCGTTCATCAACTCCATGCGGACCTTGCCCGTGTCGTCCTTGCGGCCGGCGGGCTTGTCCACGGTATGATTGGCATCCCCGAACACCACGACCATGCCCGGCGGGCGGATGGTTAGGCCCGGCACGAATGCCCTCGATCCCGGGCTGGGGTACAGCGCGTCGGCCTCGCTCGTCTCGATGGACTGTGTGTAAAACTGTTCTTTACCCATGTGGTTCTCCATGTGCCCCGCACAGATGCCGAAGCATCCATGCGGGTGGGTGGTTAGATCGAGGCCAGGAGCGACTTGCGCTTGGCTGTGGTGTTCTCGGTGTACCGGGTACGCATCCATGCACCGCATGTCTGGCACTCTAGCTTCTGGTACTTGCCGCTCTGGGTGAAGACGAAGCCGCGCTTGTGCAGGTGGGTTCCGCCGCACGACGGGCAGCGCACCTCGGTCTGTTCGTCGTAGACGTTCAGGTTCGGGTGGTTCTTGATCCAGGGTCGGAGCTTGAGGTACAGGGCCTCGGTCGCTTCGGTGTCCCGGATGTTGTACTTCTTCATCTCGGCCCACGCCTTGGGGTCGCCTTTGAGACACGCGACCCATAGGTCGAAGCCCGGGTAGGCAGCGTGCTTGAGCTTCGGCGTGTCGGTCAGCTTGGCGCTCAGCCATTCCAGCTTGTTGCTGGTGAACATGGCGACCTTGCTGGCCTCGACCTTGGTGTCGATCATCTTGAACGGGCTCGGGGGCTTCATGCCCAACTCGATGAACCGCGCGTTGATCTTGCGGTGGTCGAAGTGGATGCCGTTCTGGGTGACCACGAGGTCGGCCTCGTCAAGCTCCGTCCACAACTTGCCCATGATGGCGCGGTCGTCGTAGAAGTTCGCTTGCTTGCTCACGTCCTCGTAGCGCACCTTGCGGTCGCCCAGCGTCTTGCTGCTGTACGAGAGCACGGTCCAGTCCTGGAGGATTTGGCTCAGGCCAATGTTCTGCTTCCAGAGTCCCCAGTGGTACGAGATGATGGGACTCGTCTCGATGTCGATGGTCTTGATGATTGGGGCAGTCATGCTTCCTTCTTTGTTCGCCGCTTCCGGGCTAGGGTGTTGCGGCGAATGCGCTTCTCATCGTCCGTCTTGTGGGACGGGTGGAGTAGGGCGTGCTGCGGGGTCTCGTGTGTCTGCATGTAGAGCAGCGCACCGGCAAGGAACGGCCCGAGCTTGACGCCCGTCCGTTTGTAGTTGTTCTCGATCTTACCCAGCATCGTGTTGCAGCCCGAGTGAAGCACACCGCGAATGAACCCGGTGTGATGGTCGTGGTCCAGCACGGGCCGATCAGCCCCCGCCCCAAGTGGCAGCTTGCAGAGTTTGCAGCGGCCACCCTGTGCAGCGGTCAGATCGGCCCGAACCATGGCTACCTCG